AAAGATTAGTTTCAGTTGCTCCTATAGAAACAGGTAAAGAACTAGACCCTTCTCTAATTGCGCTTACAAAACGTACATCAGTCCAACTATTAGAAACTGCGGTAGCATTTAGATAACCTCCCACTCCTGTAGCTCCAGTAGCAAAGTCCCTAGCTTCTTTTGCGTAGGCAAAAGCTGCGCCAGTTTTAGGTATTTTTAATACTGAATATCCTGTGTAGTTCATTATAAAATAGTTATTTTATTTAAAAAAGATTTAGAGTAAGTGAGGGCATCTTCATAAAGTATGAATATTCCAGTATTTATATAGGGAGAGTTATAGTATGCGTTTCCTCCACTACGGCCCATATTCCCTAGTGTACTTACACCTATATTGAATACCCCTACTTGATTTAATCCAGACAAACTAATACTAGTAACACCTTGTGGGGTAGTTGTATCAACTACTTGACCGTTGGGTAAAGTGAGCCTGACTCCATACCCTTCGTTATGAGTTACATTAGTCCATTCTCCTGTGATATTAAAGGTCTGGTTGGTTGCGTTTGGAACTCCTGTCGTGACATCGCCAACGAATGTGGGAGGGGGTAGAGTTTCATATGTTACTCCATTAATTGTTTGAGCTACTTGATAACTGTAAGTGTTTGCTTCGTTTTCTATACTTATATTTTTATCAATGAGATCAAATTTTCCAGTGTCGTATTTTGTGGCAGTGACGAGATATTCATTCGGATTCTCTTCTTTCATCGAGACTACTTTATAGAAGAAGGGGCTTGCGTCTTTAATTTGGAATCTCGCCGCACTACCTAATTTTATAGAAGGGAGGAGTTCTGGTTTGTCAAACCCTGAAAGAGAACATCCATAGTCTAAATTTGTGACAATACCAGTTACGTTAATGGTAGTTATTTGTTCTGGAGCTGTGCCAGATAAATCTGAATTCGTTATACCGCGAGTATAACTTTCAAAACTACTGAGATCAAAACCAGAAAATGCTACAGCTGTCCCTCTTTTATCTGCGACAGTCATGTCTAAAGGGGCTATTTTACCAGTATTGAATTGAGTCAGTGTTTGAGCGCCTGTTAGTTCAGCGATGAAATCTCCAGAGTATAGGGATCTAGCGTCTCCAGAGCCTAAAACCCAACCCGTCACACCTGTTTCGAAGTAAACTAATGTCCCAGAGACTCCTGTGTAGGAAGCATACTCAGAATATCTAGTTTCTCCTGCTTCGAATCCAGTGACTTGATCGTAACCAGCTGTGTAGTTTGAGAAACTGTAATCTCCAGTGAACTTATTCCAAGAATCTGAGCCTAGCCCAGTTATGGTAAAATTGTCGTATCTCTGCCTATTCTGATTAGCTGCAATATCAAGCTCTTCAATTCCATCTACTCCAGTGGGGTTGTAAATAGTCAATACTCCTGTATTCATTGAAGACGAGAATGTATTACTTAGTCGGATTGTTTCATCGTTTAAGTTAACATCTAAAATTTTGCCAAAATTAGTTATGTTAGTCTTGAGTTCATCTTCTATTATAACTAGATCTCCAGGTTTACATAGGAGAGTTTCTAGTCCAGCGGTAAATGCTACTTGTTGGTTCTCTTTTATTTTAGAAAAGATTTGGTGTTGAGCTGCTCTGCGAGCCATAGCTCTAGAAGTTATACCAATTCCTTCGATACGTTTCTTGAAAATACCTCGCTCCTTTATATCTTCTTCGTCTTCAACGACTTCTATTTTTGGTGTGTAGTTATCAAATCGATCTCTATATCCTATCTCTATAGTATTAAATTGTTCATCTCTTCGATTATTTGAGTAATAGAATAAACCATCTTTAACGCTTTCATTGGTAAAGAGGTTGACTGCTGTTCTTGGTCTATCGTCTACGAAATTAATCTCAGAATTACTAAAGAATGTTCTTCCTCTAAAGAGTGCAGCTATAGTATTTATAGCGTCAAATATTTTTTGTCCTTGGTCGAATACTGCGTTACAAGAAAAACGAGGTTCTTTTCCGCCTCTCCCATCTGTAACTCCTAAAAAGTACCCTTGACTATCTACATTATCACAGAATTTACCTATCTTATAAAGTTGCCATTTATTTATATTGTCAGAGTTTATATGAGAACCCATTCCATATCTGACATTCGTTAGCAAATCATAAAGAATCCATGCTGGGTTATCTGTCCATTGGAGGGTTTCATGGAAAGATCCATCCCAATCTCCCTTGTAAATTAGTTTATCTTTTTGGCTAGCACTCTCGAATTCTGCTTCAGTATTATAATATCTTTTATCTATCCCTTTGTTAGTTGGGAAATAGTTACTGGGGACTTTTACCTTTTTCAGTTTACAGTCAAAACTCCTTTTAGGTATGCTACCAAAAGATCTAGAGTCTAATTTTGTCCCTACTATAGCTGAGAATGGATAAGGTAAATCTGCTTCTATTATTTCTGTGACTTTGTTTACTGATACTACTTTAGCCAGTAGAACAGAGTTGGTCTCATAAGAAAGCTTTGTCACTTTTATGTATCTATTCTGATTCTGGAAGTCATCAATTACGCCAGCTTCTATACCTTTTTCTCCATCAGAAGTTAAAAGATTTCTTTCTTGCGCTTTACTAAGTGGGAGTTCAAAAGGTTGAGAGAGATAATTAATATTGCTATCATCTCCATTCAACTCTACTACGAATTCTCTACCGCTAGACCCTTTGTAATCAGGATTGCCAATATCTATTAAAGTATTTCCTTCTATAAGAGCTACTATTCGATAGGTGTAAGTATTAAAAGGTATTTCACCTTCAGGTCCGACAGAACCAGTCTCTACACTGATGTTGAGAACTGTTGGGAAATTTGTACCTATACTTAGATTCTTATTATCTTTCGCTCTTCCGTCTCTAACGTCTTTGACATCTTTTATCAAAGTGTCTTTTAAAGAGGAGACATCCAGAGTAATAAAAGCTTTTTCTACATTTGGGTTGTAAATTGTATGTACAACTGAAACGGCTTTTTCATCGAAATCGGCCAAAGAACTCTCTGCCCAAGTTGAATAGTTTCGATCTTTGTTTGTAGCATCTACTCTTTGGTCGTCGCTACCTTCGGAAGTAGGTAAACCATTGTCTAGTTCTACATTAAAATTATCTGCTGATTGATCAACTACATCCGCCCTAGATAGCATAGATGAATTAGTTATAATCCGTTGTGGGGCGTTTTCTTGCTTACCTCCGCTTTCAAAAAATTTAGCTGTGCCAAAAGGCCCAAAAAGTTCTCTGTTGTAAGGGTGATCAATAAATATTTTTTTAAAATTATTAAAAGGAGTTTGATTCTCTTCCCCTTTACGGATTTCAGCTAAAACATTACTATAGTTAAATTTTAGTCCATTAGTATCTATAGCATTAATAGTCGGGTCAAATGGAAGTGTTTGAGAGGTTGATTTATTTTTAATTCTCTTTGCGTATTTAAACGAACTTAAATCTTTTAGAGCGTCTATAATTTCAAATGGTATTTGAAATGTGTGGTTTTTTCCATAGACTAGTGTTTTGCCAGTTGTTGTATTAACGAAGTTATCAATGGTATTATTTTCTATAGCAAATTCGAAAATTAAGAACCCGTGCATGACCCCAGTCAGAGAACCATTCTCTGAGATTTCTGGGCAAGTAACATCAGTCACTCTTACTCCTAAATTTCTTAAACGGGCTATTAGATTAAATTTATACTTCGTACCATAAGGTATAGTTTCCATTTCCATTAAAGAATCACCATCTAAAATGTTTTTATTCTGTAAATTAGAATATGTAGAACTTACTTTACATATTGCTACTCCTCCAGCCGCTTTATCTAAGTAATTAGATAGTAAGCTCCTTACGTTACCTCCATCCCAACCTATCCTCGATAAAGCTCTAGAAGCTAACACCTTTTGTCCTAAGTTCCCATCAACGACATTATTTGTATTGTATAAATTTAAGATATCGTCGAGATCTTCTAATGTTAATTTGCTAAGTATATTGATATTATCAGAGAATATCTGAGAATTCTCTCTAGTTAAAAATTGTGGGAGTGTAAATTGACCACTGTTATTTTCCGATAGATAAGTGATACTCGGGTTAAAAGCGAATAAAAATTTGGAAGCTCCTAAAGAAGAAGTGTTTGCCCATAGCAAACTGCCTTCTTGAATAGTTCCTTTTGGTTGGGCGTTTTCCCTGTAAGCTGCATTTGAATCATCATAATTCAGCTGCAATTCTTCATTCAAATACCAATTGAATGTTTGAGTCCCTCCCAATCCTCTATATTTTATAAAACCCCTTATAAAAACAGCGTAATCAGAAGTTTTGGAGGGTAAAACAGGTGGGCCTGTTATAGATTTACCTCCAATTGGAAGTGCTTGGTTAGGTTGCGTGGTTGTTCTTAGGAACATCATGCTAATATCAGGCCAAGACTCTGATTCGAAAATCTCTGTATCTCCAGAGGTATCTGAATTCAGAGATGTTATTCTTCCTGCAGAGCTTCTATTTGGGGCTTCTTCTAATTCTTGGAAAAACTTGCTAAGGTAATCGACTGCAGGGGGAGCATTCAGCTCTATATTTAGAGAGTCAAAGGTAAGCTGCTCTAATGATGTGACTTCGCTAGTCTTTTTTGCTGGTTGGTTGGTGACTGCGACAGGGGTATCATCTAAATAAATCCCTTGTAAGATATTTAAACCATCAACTAATTCTCCATTTGAGTTAACTATCCCCTCAATTGGTCCATCGCTCAATAAATCTAATGTCTCTGCGTAACTATGTGATGCTCCATACTGAAGCTCACCCATTACAGGCGGTTTATAGATAGGGGGTTTAGGTTTACTTCCTTTACCTCCTGCTCCTGCGATACTTAATTTCTTGAGGAGATGTTTCATAATGCTCTATTTCCTACAAATATTGGATTACTGCTGCTACCCTTTAAAGCTTTTAAGGGGTCTTGATGTTGAGGGAACGATTTTATAGTAGCCTGTATAACCTGAGAGCCTACCTGTAGTCTTCCATATCCTATAGGGACTGGAGACCCTTGGCTCGCTACGTTTACTGTATTACTAAAAATTAAAGAACTTTTTGATGCATCGGCTTCTATCTCTAGAGCTTCGTTTTCTGGTTTAGGCGTTAGCGCGTAACTAATTGCCGCAAAAATTACGGCTTTTGCGACTGCAGCGGCGAAAGTTTTTGCTGTTAACAATTTAAACGCAGCAGCGATAAATCCCCCACTGCCTGAGATGGCTGGAACTAGATCTATTGTTGCAGGGTTTGATATGTTATCCATATCTGGTCCATTAGTGATTCTTTCTTTATTTATTATGAGATCATAACAAAAACCTTCTCTCTGCAACTCTATCAATCTCTGTAAAAAACCTTCCCTATTACAATCGATAGCTTCTAAAACATCTTTCGGGTTAGGTAAGCTTAATATAAATGAGTTTCCAAACTCTCTAGCTAGAATTCCGTGTATATTTACTATTGTCATTTTGCAGCCTTTACCCTTTCCAATATATTTACATCTGATTCTATGGTTTTGGGCGTATAAATATTTATTTTTTTCGTGTTAAGGCTGTATATTAAGAATGGTTGGCAACAATTATCCGCCATTTTAATATCAAATTCCGATTCTTTTTCATCTCCTGAGATGTGGCTATGAAAAACTCCTATCATGCTACAGGAGTCTTTGAACAGTAAATAGCTCAAAGGGTTAATGAGGAAGTATGATCTGGGGTCTTCAGCTATATTGTCTTCTCGTTGGACTATGAACTCTTTCTTTTCGTGGTCGTAACCTAAAAAACCACATATTTCTTGAGTGAAATGTTTATGAGACATTTCTTTTATTTTATGAAGAGCGGTGACTTCTCCTTTACACCTGTGTATTTCTTGCATAGCCGAATCCGTCAGTTCCAGGAAATCCACCAAAGTTTGGGAATTCTGGGGTAGGGTTTTGTAAAAGTGTTAATGGCGCTTCTTTGTAGTCTTGGTTTGTACCTGAAAATTCTCCACTACCAGTTAAATGGATATCCCCTGTATGTATGTCTAGCATTCCTACGGTAGAACCACCGTCAACTATCCCCGTGCTAGCGTCCCACCAAGCGACTAAGCTGTCTTTCCCGTAAGCAAGTGATCCGTCACCACTTCCTGTTAGTGTACCAAAGCGCCCAGTACATTCATAATAATCTCTTGGAGCGAAATCCAAATCGTTAGAATAGCTATTTGGGGTAGGGATTTTTTTGTATAAATAATCTATTTCTTCATCATTGAGGGGCCGATTCCATACAGCCCAAGGGCCAAGCTCTCCATTCATTGAAGTTGTATGTGGGGTTGAATGAGCAACAAGTGTGCTATAACCTAATCTTCCTGGATAGAACTCAACAGCACCCAACATAAAAGTTTGAGGTAAAGCTTTTTCGCCTCCAGCCCAAGACAAAGCTTTTCTTTCTGTTAGGCTGGCGAAATTTCCTATATTATTAGTGGCCCTACCTCCTAAAGTTACTTGGTTTCTAGATTTATTAACTCCATTAACATAAAATTTAATTAACGTGTCTTGATCTTCTCCAGCTCCATTAATAAAAGAAGCATCCTTACTATTTGTTACTACATACTGCACCCATTCTCTTGAATCTCCAGCGCTTTGCTCTTCGTGTAGAGCTACAGTCCTGTAAGCGTTTTTATCAGCAGCTTCAGAATTACCTATTGTGTAGCCAAAATAGTTAGCTGAAATTTGATTAGTCTTATTGCCTCTAGTGCTGTTGGAGCCTTTTTTTTGATTAAGTAGGCTTGTGTTAGCATTGATATTCAACCATTGAGTATTAGGCCAATTCTGGTCATCTCTTGGAGAGGTGCTTAGAATCCCTGCTCCAACTGGGCTATTGACGTTGATATTAACCCAACCCATTATTGTAAATTCTCCTGTCAGCTGACCAGTTAACTCTGGGACTGTAGTATGAAATAAACCTGTATGAGCTGGCACTAGTGGATTATCTTCACTAGGTGAACCAGAAATTTGGACTGCATTAAAGCCGCTGTTTATATTTTGCCCCGCTTCAAAAGCTACAAGGTCAATAGTATTGAATCTTTTCCTACACGCCGACAACTTTTTAGTGCATCCATCTTTCTGCCAGTAACTTGGATTTCCTTCTGGGGACTGACCTCTATTGTCTTGGACACAAACATAAGCAGTTTTTAAGGGTTCTCCTTTTAAGTTTGGGTTGGGGTTTGCTAAAAAAATAGTTGGACTTTCGGTTACGACGATATTTCCTTTCTCGTATTCTCCTGAAACACTCCAAATACCTGTGGGGTTATTGAAGAAAGACGGATTATCATCTGGAGCTACCCCGTTTCCATTTAGGTCTTGGAATTTCTCACCATCATCTCTTTCTATAGGTAGACCTTGATATCTGCAACCTTCGCCTCTGTATTGCCAATAGCAAAATTTAGAAATAATACTGCGAGAATTAACACTAAAACTCTCAAGATCTAATGGAGAGTTAAGTTCGAACTCTACAAATAACCTAGACTCTTGAGTTTTTCTACCCATCAGCCACGTTTCATCTGTGAGTTCTGCTTTCGGGTCAGCTTCTCCAAATGGGTTACCTCCCTCGAAATTAACATCGTCAATAAATTTTACAGATACTCTCTTCCTTACAAATTGGGCATTCTTAAAGTCTTTATGGACTTGTAACAGTTGAGTAATTATATTGTTTTGGTTAGCTACCCGAACTTTAGGTCTTGCTAATTTACCATCTCCTAATATATCAAACCCTTCACTTTCCATAGATAGGGGGAGGTATTCAAAACCTTGCCATGTTATAGATTGGTTGTATATAGACCCACCATGAAACCCTAGCCATTGATCTGGCTTGTTTACCCTATCAGGATACACCCTGAACATCTCTAATATAGCAGTAGGTTGTAGATCCAATAAACTACGTGCTACTTTATTCTGTCCTTCTTCCGCCATAATGTAATTTACACTTTATTAGTATATAATATTAAAAAGAAGTGAAAATTACACATCTAAAAGGGCAGGATAAGAAGTTGGGGGTTGAGTTCTATAATTTCTTTTTAAGCTCTAAGCCTTACGATTTAGATCACATACGTTCACCACATCTGAGGAGGCAGAAAATAGAGACTTTATTTTCTACTTACTGTAAAACTTCAGAGGTTTATATTATAGAAGAGGATTCCAAACTCAAAGTGGCTGCTTTTTTGTTGGATGTCGGTGATTATTTGGATTTAACATTTGTGTTTGGAGTCAGTAAAAACTTCGGAAGCTTAGAGATCATGGCGGCTAATAGATTTATTTTAGATTATGCGATGGAGTCTTTAGGTAAGAATTATGTTAAGAGTCAGATAAGAAGGAAGTACAAAGTTGAATCTTATAAAAAATGGATTGAAAGGTACGATAAAAAAATCATAATATTTAACGACGATAATAATACCGTCGTTTGGTGTAATAGAGATATAATGACAATTAAATTTAAAGTTGTAGGGGCTAATAAGACTACTG